CATATAAATCATTGCGATTAGCTAATGTTAATGTGTTATATGTTTTAAGAACAGATGATAATCCGCCTCGAGTTAATCCTGCAGGAGCAAACCAATTTTCACCAATTCTATCATTTAATGATATTGCACCAGGCACAACCACTGATGGTGGTACCCATAGCGGAACATTGTTTAATGGATTATTAATTTGAACCCATGGCCAATAAGTTGCTGCATAATTATTATCTAATTCAACAGTTGCATCGATTATAGTTTGTAAATTAACATCAGAACCATTGTATTTATATGTGTGCATATCCATTACATAAAATGTATCTTGTCGGTCAACACATAAGTTTCTAGCTGCAGTGGTAACATTGCTATGCAGTACATCATAAATACCAGGAGTTACGAGCATATTCATATCATAGTAATCTGCGTTGCTAAGTATATTAAATGCTTTACGGTAAAGTTTCGTTCCTGCAGTTTCTAATCCGCTACAATCAAATCCATATGTATTTGTGGTCGTAGTCTTATCACCAATAAATTTTGGTAAGTTTGGTCTAGTTCCATCGCTACCACCCTGAAATGGTACCATGAATTTTCTTGTGTTTAACGAAATATTTTGAGTAAATGTACCAGCATCTAAAGCTGCTGTTAGGGTACTTGTATATGGTGTTGTATTATTTGGAAATGCTGCCTGTGACTCTTGGGACTTATCCCCTAAATAGAAACTATTTCCAGATGCAGATGCATTAGCTGGAATTTCTCTTAACCAACCTAAATTTTCAGGTCGGGTATAATCAAATCCAAAATAATTATTTTTGTGATATGCACCATCAACTACTTGTGTACTAGATACCGTAAAATTCCCCATATAGTTATAAGCACTAAAGTTAACATTTGTAAATAAATTTTCTGTGCCTAGAAAACCGCTTGGTGAAAATGATTTAATCATCAAATTTGATGGTGGTAGTGGAACTTGCAATGCCTCAAATCCAAATGGTATCATTGTTTTATCGATTGCTTTATCTCGTACAGCGTCTGCGATTTCAACTCTAATATATTTTGATTTATTTGCAAAATCACCATTGAATTTAATAATAGAATCGCTAGTTACAGTTTGATATCTATCTCCAATAACTTTACCAATATATTGATCTGAATCTGGGTTTAAGTTTACGTTGCGAAATACTTCTAATACTTCAGGTACTCGATCAGTGTCTTTTGAAACATAATGTGCATACGGATTATTGGTTGTATTTACACGTCTAACTTCCACCGTAAATGAACCATATCCTGCAGGATCCGTAGTTTCAGATGCTAATCTAATATCACGTATACCAACTTTAACATCATAGTTTGCAGCAACACCATGTGATATTGTTGCAAATCTAAATAAATCTATAACAGTGTTTCCTATAGTTTTTTGTGATGTTATATATGGTGTTTTAGCTTCGCTATATGATCCGGTGTAATACCCATTTTGCCCAGATCCAGTTGCATTAATAGCTGCCCATATCAAGGATTTACTTTGTAAATACCCATCGTCTACACCGCCCTGATATACATATGCATCATATACAGATTTATCTTCATATGCAACATATACTGGATACTTTGTTGATTTTGGTGATCTACCAAATATTTTAGTTACATAATCAGGGTCTTCTGGATTAATTGACATTGATATTGAAAATGATGCTGGCCAGTCGTTTAAGATAATTGGATTGTAGCTACTTGTAAAATTTCCCAAAATATTTAATACGCCACGCGATGGATTTGCAGTATCAAGATGATATGTGGTGTTTTGAAATTTTTGATGATCTGTAGCACCAGATAAATTAGCTGGAATACTTTCTGCAACGCCTTCGGTTGGTAACAATACGTGAGTTATTCCTTGATCGGTAGAGTATCCGGAGTATTCACCAACGGTATAACTTGAAAATGCAATTGAGCCAAGTTGTATAGCTGATCCTGTATGTAGAGTCCACCCGTCTTCAGGTAACAATCTAGTAACCGTTAAACGATTACTATTTTTTAAATATTCTTGTGCTGCGTGTGGTACATATGATTCATCTGTATATGTTCCAAATATTTCTTCGTATTCCGCAAATGATGATACTGTTGTCGGGATGAATGCTGGGCCCTTTACTGTAGGCCCAACTATTGCAGCTCCAATTTCTGTAATCGCTTTTTTTAATAGCGATTGCTCGATCTCATTTGTGAATACACCTGCAGATATAATTCGTTCTGCCATTAATTACTCCTTTTATTAATTGTTTATGTTTTTTAAATTAATTATTCTGGAAATGCTGCCCCCGTAGGTAATATATTGAAATCTAATACAATAAATTCAGCAGTCCTAGTTGGTTGCAAAAATAACTGTCCATATATTATACCTTGGTCTATCATATCTTGTGTGTTATTAACACTATCCATAGATACCTTAAATGCATATAAACCTTGGCGTTCTTGTACAGATTGCAAATACGGATTAACGATTGCTAAGAATCTATCTCTTGTTGCTGAGTTATTTGCTTCGAACACTAAATATTTAGTTGCAGACGCAATGAATTTCTTAACATCAATTAATAATCGTCTAACATTAACTCGATCTAATGCACTAGGTCTTCCTTGCAATGTTTTTTGACCCCAAACCACAATACCATCATTTGGAAAGTTTGCAATTGGATTGACACGAGCTTCATACAATGATCCGCGATCTGCTTGTGATAATATTGTATATGTACCAGTAACACCCGATAATCCTCCACGATTTAAACCAGCTGGTGCATACCATGGTGCTGAGATTTTATCATTGAAAGTCAATGCACCGGGTACTACAACTGATGGTGGTACCCAAAGTGGCGTGTTATTTGCAGGGTTATTGATTTTTACCCATGGCCAATAAGTTGCAGTATAGTTGTTATCCAAATCAATAGTAGCGTCTACTATGTCTTGAATTGATGTATCCGTACCATTGTATTTATATGTGTGAACGTCCATTACATAAAATGTGTCTTGGCGATCTGTGGTTAAGTTTCTAGCATATGATGTTACATTGCTATGTAATTGGTCATAAACGCCGGGAGTTACGAGCATATTCATATCATAGTAATCTGAATTACTCAATAAATCAAATGCTTTTTTGTATAATTTAGTACCAGATGATGATATAGTGCTACAATCAAATCCAAAAGTGTTAGTAGTTGTAGTATATTGACCAGATAATTTAGGTAAATTTGGATATGTACCATCAAAACCGCCTTGAAATGCTACCATGAATTTTCTTGTGTTTAAAGAAACATTAGTAGAAAATGTATTTGCATCTAAAGCTGATTGTAATGATCCGGTATATGGTGCTACTATAGTAGGGAATGCTGCTTCTGCATCTTGTAATATTTCACCTAAATAGAAATCACCGATACTACTAGTAGTTGCATATGATCCTGTAGTTAACCCAGTTGATGGTAAAGGGCTTAAGAAATTTAAATTGTATTCTTGGTTATAATCATATCCAAAAAAGTTATTTTTGTGATATGAATTATTTACTACTTGAGTTTTAGCAAAATATGGAGATTTAAATGATCCGGTTGCTGGTTGTGCGACTGATCCAACTGGTCCAAGTGCTATATATGTAAATAGTTTGTTTGTTAATGGAAATGGATCATATAATTCACGCATACCAAATGGTACTAATGTTTTATCGATTGCTTTATCTTGAACTGCATTTGTAACTTCAACTCTAATATATTTTGATTTATTTGCAAAATTACCATTGAATTTAATAATTCCATTTGCATCTAATGATTCATATCTATCACCAATAACTTTACCGATATATTTAGGAGAGTCTGGATTTAAATTTACATTTCGGAATGACTCAATTAAATCTGGTGTGCGGTCTGTATCATTTGATTTATATACAGCATACGGATTATTATTTGTATTTACACGTCTAACTTCTACTGTAAATGTACCATATCCGTCTGTATCTGATACTTCGGATGCCAATCTAATATCACGTATACCAACTTTAACATCATAGTTTGCAACGTTACCATGTGATAGTGTTACAAATCTAAATAAATTATTTGCAGTATTACCTGCAGTTTTTTGTGATATTATATACGGTGTTGTTGCTGCTTGATATGATTGGGTAAAATTTGCAGCATTAATTGGTGTAGCTTGTATATCGTGAATTGTAGAATTATATGAATACATAAATTCATACTCGTCTGGTGTATCTAATAAATCAGTTAATTTAGTTTCGTGTGCTACATAAAAAGGATATTGAGTGGATTTTGGTGATCTACCGAATATTTTAGTTATATAATTTGCATCAGTTGGATTAAGTGATAAACTAATAGATCCAGATAAAAGAAAATGATTTACACTTGTAATTCCTGGTACAGCTGTGTTTGTAGTGAATGATCCAGTATAATTTAATACTCCAGATGTTTTTCCAAATGTACTAGCTGCACTTGCTGTGAAGTTTGCTTGACTAAAACTAGCAGTTTGGTTGATACCAACAGTAGGTCTAAGTATATGTGACACATATGCAAATGATCTAGAAGTTGCAGCTGCACCTACTGCAGTTTTCATTGAACCAGTTACGATTGCAATGATAGCTATTGATGAAGTAAATGAAGTATACCCGTCTTCAGGTAACAATCTAGTAACCGTTAGTGAGTTTCCATTTCTTAAATATTCTTGTGCTGCAAACGGTACGTATGTCTCATCAGCCGAATAACCTCCAAATATTTCTTGGTATTCTGAAAATGATGATACGGTTGTTGGTACAAATGCTGGTCCTTTTACTGTGGGTCCGACAATTGCAGCTCCAATTTGTCCGACTGCCGCTGGTAATAACGATTGATCGATTTCGTTAGTAAATACTCCAGCGGAAACAATTCGTTCTGCCATTAATTACTCCTTTTATTAATTGTTTATGTTTTTTTATATAAATATAGTAAGATTTGATCTAACCGTTAATCGTTAGATGTAAATGTTCCTTCTATTACATCAATCTTACCATCACCATATCTAGATTCCAATGTTTTGAGTAATTGTGTTTCTTGTTCTCGTAAATTTAGGAATTGTTTAACTAGATCAGATCGTTTATCTTCTAACTCTATTTTTTGATATTGTAATAATTCAATATCCAATGAAACATTGCCAATATTGGCAGAATTTTCCGAAAACTGTTCTTGCAACATTTTAATTGCTGTTAAGTGTTCAGTGTCTAATTTTTTTGTTGTCATAATAACTTTAATATATTTAATTTAACGTATAATATATATTATGTATTAATTGTTTATAATCAAACCGGTTTATCTATTATATCAAATAAATGCCACAGATTGTGTGTAGTATAATAATCTATCATTTCTTCTTGTGTTGTTTGATCTGGATATATTGTTAGATATTCGATTCCATTTTTTATAACCGTAATTGGTAATGGGGGTTGTTCTGTTAAATATTCTGCCTGGAATACTAATTCTTGCGTTGATGCGTCAAAATTTATGTCCATAATAATCTCTAAAATAATTTTCTAATCTTAATTGTTCAGATTCATTTAACCAATAATCAGTCATTAAGAATGCTCCTAAATGTATATTACCACCTTGCGATCCAAGTGACTCTCTATCATTTCCTATCACAAACGTTGAAGTGGCCGACATAGTAGTTGTTATTACATTAAAATTAGATGAAACTAATTGTTCTTTTATCGATCCGTTAATATATATTTCTTGTTCTGAGCCTGGTCCGCCTGGTTGTGCTAATCGATATTTAACAGTTAATATCATCCAATCTTGTTCTTCAGCTTGTGATATTCCGGCGGTTTCATACACACTTGTAGTTATAGAACCTCCCTGACCGCCGTAAAACGTACTTTGTATAGTTTGTGTAGTATCAGTAACTCGTAAAACTAAACTACCCACATTAAGTAAATCTTGTACTTGTAAAATATAACCGGTTGCTGGATCTATTTTAATAACCATCATTACGGAATATTCAGATTTACCGCTTAAATTAAATGCTGGC